CCACAGATTACAGAGAAGTCCTGCTCAGAGATTTCAATAGCTCTTTCAACAACAGCAACTAGCCGTGGGTCAACACCTTGTAGTTTTTCCTTACTTCGGTTACCTAAGACATATCCCATTGTTGTTCTCCTTATGGTGCTACAGGCCAATCATCATCGGCAATATTAGGCCATGATGCTAAATCTGACATATCACGCAACTCTTGACGATAGGTTGCCCAAGCCGTCTTGACCTCATTGCTGAGAGGGCTGTCATTCATCTGCGTCCAATCGCTGTCAGCCAATAGCTTATTGCGTGTGGTGCGATGACCTTCGGCAGTCTTAGCATCCAAGCCAGCCTGATACGCCGCCTCATGCTCTGCCTTGGTTGTTGTAACGCCATCCTCTGTGGTGTCTGCAAACATGTCACGGGCAACGTAGTTCTCTACCCAGTTGCCGTTAGCATCTTGGACAACACCATCACGCACTGATGTTTGGTATTGCCCGACGGTTGCAGCGGGTGACTTTAGCACTGGATCAAGGTTTAGTGCGTCTAGGGTTGCCTGTTTCCAGACCCGTGGCAGGGACATGTTGGGGTTTGCTGCTCGCCAAGCCCCTTGTGTTTTAACTTCACCTGTTGTTCGGTTGCGATATTCTGACATGATTGAAAGTCTCCTGTGTCAGTTGATTATGCGATTGCGTAGAAGATGTAGCTTGCGCCCGATTCGTTATTGTTCAGTACTCCGACCTGATTGACTGCAAAGCCTGATGCTACAGGGTCAATGCTGTCATACGTTGTAACTTCAGCAGCCGTTGTGTTTAGCAACAAGTGCGAGTCATTGCCAGAAACGATACCACGTTCCGTATCCCAGACATACCAATTGCCTGCGCTATCAGTCCTTTTAATCAACACAAACCTAGCACCACTGCTAAACCCACAGTCAATCGTTTGCGTAGAACCATTCCCAGTATAACTCCCTACTTTAGAAACACCATCTAGGCTTGCGAATAGGTAGGCTATCATGCCATCCCCAGAGCCATTTGTAGTATTCCAAGTTCCAACAGTGAACACTGTGTCAGTAGGTTCTGTGTTGTTCCATCGTGTTGATGCAACAATTTCATCATTGGTTGTATTTAATCGCAAACTAGATGTTGCTGTAAGAGCAGAATGATATACTTCCCAATTATCGGAATCTGCCCTATTCTTCACCCATATCATCTCAGGTGCAACACCAAGGTTATGGCTTACAGTACGCCCTGCTGTTCCGTTCCCCGTGTAAGCAACGACATCAAAGAAGCTGGGAGCACGACGCCACATCCAAGAGATAAAATCTGTGCTTGTAAAGGTTCCAGAATTGTAGCCATCCATATAATCAAACTTATTAGTAGTGTCAGCACTAATTTCTGCGGAGGTAGATGATGTATATAAATAGTTTGGGGACGTAAGACGTGGCACAACCCTAGCGTTTGTAGCGTACCCAGTTTTGTTTGTATGCATCCCAAGGTCAACAGGCCATCCTGAATACATCCAAGGTGGAGCATTTCCAGTGCTGTTAGCAGTATCAATAGCAAACACATCAGTCGCACTCTCAGGCACAGCCATAGGGCCACGGCGAATGGCTATGTAGACGTAGGTGTCCCCAGATGTGTTAATTTGACCTGCGCTTGACGTTATATTAAAACCCGTAGGGGTTGGCGATACTACGTTTTGTGCATACTCTGCCCCACTACCTTGAGCAGTCAAAATTGCATCGTCACCGCCAACAACCAACCCTCTCATCACATCAAGCATCCACCAAACGCCAGTGCCAGAGGCGTTCTTGATAAGCAACCACTGAGGCTCAAACCCAAGATCAATACTAGGGCCAGTAGATGAACCATTACCAGTATAACTCCCACACTTGATAATATCAGCATCACCATCAGGGCCGAACTCACCGTCACCATCGTTGTGGGCGAATAGGTAGGCTACGTAGGTTACACCAGAGGCATTTAGCATACTGTAGTTATCAACTTGAAATGATGTTGATGTTACATCGTGTATTGTGACTGTTGAATAGTCTCCTTGTGCTGCTGTGCTGTTTAAAGTTAAAAGGTAATTTGTTGTTAAATCCTTATGCCAAACCATCCAGTTTGTAACATTGCTTGTGGATTTTACAATAATAGTGCCAACACTACTGTTTAGATTATGGCTAATAGCTCTGTTGCTTGTCCCATCCCCAGTATAAGTCACCACATCAAAGAACTTAGGGGCTTTGCGGAATGTCCAAGTAGTAAAATCTACACCGCTATCAGTATGGCTAACATTTAATCTAAAACCATCTGAATTAAAAATATCAAGACCTAGAGAAAGAGTGCTTTGTGCTGCTGTATTATCTGATGCAATTGCCTTTCTAGTGCCTCTTTCAGTGTCATATAAATAATGTGATTCTGAAGCTGATCTGCGCTTTAACCAAACCATCCCACCTTCGCCATCAAGGTCAATGCCATTGGTGATCGTTTGCGCAGAGCCTGTTCCCTCATACAAATAAGTGCTGAACACATCTTCTACGTTCAGGGCTTCACCACCAGCAGCACCCGCAGCGGCTTGTAAGAGTTTCTTCGAGTTAGACATATTGTATTCCTTATGCTAGTGCTTGACCAGCAGTAAATCCATAATATGTAGTACCACCATCATGAGTGATAAACACAAAATAGTCTACTGCAGATGCAGTTGCGGTTAAAGTCGGGGCTGTAGCTGAAGGCCAATCAACTGAAGTAGGCCAAGTTACAGTAAAACCTGATGCACTAGCATCTTGAACTATCTTTATTGTAAAGCTAGATACTTTGCCAGAGGCTGCAGGGTTGCTGAATGTGAACGTAGTGTTCTCAGTTAAAGTGTGACTGAAGTTTGTACCATCTTGTAAATCTACAGTGGTAGCATTAGATGTAGAAGTAACTGCTGTAAACTCTTCTGATATACCATTATCAAAAGTGACGACACCATTAGCATCAGCAGTTACTGTCTTAGATGCTTCTGTTAGACCAAGTGTTGTAATATCATTATAGTTAAGTTCTGCAGCAGTAGCTGTAAGTCCATCAATACCACCTAACTGTACCCAATTAGTAGCATCACTAGATGGGTCTGTAGTCTCTCCAGAGTGTGTAGTAATAGCACGATAAGTTTGATAAGTAACAGGGCTGTAGACAACATCGCCAGCATCATAAGAAGCACCTGATACCCATACTTGTGCATTAGCTGCATTTACTGCAGTTGTAGCACTGGCAGCAGCAGCAGCAGCACTAGCGGCAGCAGAGGTAGCATCTGTGTCTACATCTGAAGCTACACCATCTAGATAACTACCAAGAGCATTGGCTTCATCACCGAAGTCAGGTAATGCACCCAAAAATGCATCAGCTTCATCAGCAAAGTTCGTGGGGTCTTGTCTACTAGGTGCGGCAGGTAGTGTGGTAATGGGTGGGTATGCCATATTATGTCAATCCTTCTACTTCGATAGCTCCGAATGATAACGATGGGCCTTCTAGCGTTAAATCAAACCTACGATAGAAACCATAGATGGTCGTACCATAGGATGTATCTTCTGAGCCGATATAGACGATTGGGGTGGCCCTAAATCCAGCCAACGTCCGTTGAATTTTTCTTGCGTTTTGAGTTTCAAACTGTACATCAAAGTCAGCCAACTGAGCAAATGCTCTTTCGACAACAATAAAATTACCGAAGTCGTCAGTCTCTTTACGTGAGAAGTCTTCGATACTGATTGATGTACCGTAAGTTGTAGCACCAAGATCACTTAAGAACCCTAAGACAAGTTGACCAAGTTCTGCAGTTTCACCTGTGTTAGCAGTGACAGTGATGGTTATTGACGAACCTAAATAAGGTGGTAAGTCTAGCCACTGAGCTTCATCTTTCTGTACTTGTTCCTCAAAGAAATACGTGAACCAGTCAACAATGTTTCTGTTGTCAGTCAGGGATATATCTTGGTTGTATACTTCTGTAGCACCATCAGCCACAGTTACGTTAGCTGTAATACCCTTTAGGCCAAACAAGGCGACAGATGTAATGTTTGAGTCTGGATCACTTAAGACATACTGTATACTGTTCAGGTTAGTTACAGGTTGACTAATCTTCTGGTCAAATGCTTTCCAACGATTGGTAGCACTGATTTCCAACCAGTTAGTACCATCATCAGTTGTTGGGTCATTACCCAAGTTACTATTCACTAGGCTTTCATAGACCTTATGTGTCGTACCAATAACAATGACGTTATCACCATCAGCATATGTCGTACCAGAAGCCCATTCAGCGTAGTCATCTTCGGTAACATTAGAGCTAGTGAGAATACTGTTGGTAACTGTTACAGGTTTAATAATCTGCATCTATTAAGTCCTTGTAGCTGGAAGACCTTCAGTATCCCACTTGCGGTTAATATCGTAGTTCCGCTTGACATACTTAGAATTACTTGCTTGTAGTTGTCTTTGTTCAGAACGTAGACCTGCAACCTCTTCACGTAAGTTCTTGACCTCTGCGACAAGCTCTGGATTACGGAATAGTTCAGCAGTCTGTTTAGTGCTAAAGATACGTGATGGGCCTGTAGCTTCAAGTTCTGGGCCACGTTCACCAACCATACGAACACCACCACCGAACATACCACCCATAGCAAACTGTTGCCCACGAGTTTTGTTATCCATGTTGATAACAGCATTTGTGGCAGTAGCGACTGCCTTTTGTATTTCTGTACCAGTTTTACCTGATGTCTGAATACCTAGAGAACTTGCTGCAGAAAGTAGTTGTTCAGCTCCCCTAATCTGATAATAAGCCTTACCAACATTTCTCTCAACGAAAGCAGCACTTGGTGGGTTTTTAGCTGTCTTAGAACTATACACCCCAAGGTTAGTTAGCCCTGCTGCTGCAGCTTTACTTGCAGTAGAATTTATAGTAGGGTCAGGAGTAATAGAGGCTTTGGCACTTGTTTGTGCTACTCTTGCCGCACCTATTGCAGAACCAAGTGAGCTAATAGCTGCAGCTACAGACTTAACTGAGGTATCAATCCCAAACAATGCATTTAGTTGAGCTTGAGCAGCTTCTAGTTGATCATCTAGCTTATCAATCTGAGCTTCATAACGACCTCTAGCAGCTTCCTCTTGATCTTTGAGTTGCTGTAGTGTTTGCTCATCTGTACTTAACTGTAGCCCAGCTTGTTCTTCTAGATCACGTATTAAATTAGATTGGTCTTGGAAGTCACGTTGATAATCGACAAAGTTAGTGTACAAGTCCTGAGATGGATCAGCAATAGCCTGTAGAGCATCATCTAGTTTCTTCTGGTCAGTGATACGAGAAGCACCACGTAAACTACGTAGGTAAGCCATACCAGAAACTCTAGTCATACCAGAGTCACCAGAAGCACCCTCAAGGGAACTTAAGATACCACGACTTACACCTACAGCATCACTAGCAGCTTGAACACGAGCTTGAAGGGTTTCTATAATCTCGTTAAAGGAATTAGTAATCTTAGTCTTACGAGCTTCTATAGACCTTTGTACCGTAGCAAATGCGGAGTTCACAGCACCGTAAGCATCTTCTAAAGCATAGATTTGGTTAAGTGTGCTTCTGTTTAATTCATCTACAGATGCACGTTCTAATTCCCTTTGACGAGTTAGTAGAGCAGATTGGTCGTTGAGTAAACCTAGAAGTCTTGTCTCTAGCTCATACCGTTGTTGAGCAGCAGCTAGAAGCTCATTCATAGTCTCAAAGTGACCAGTCAAAGAAGCAAAGCTATCACCCATCTTAGTGATTTCTTCGTTGATCTTTTCTAGCTTCTGCTCTTCAGTTAGACCCATAAGTGATAACTTAAACTGATAGCTAAAGTCATCAAATGCAGAGGCACCAATACCTAGAGTACCAGCAGCATCAACAATACTCTGTTGCATGTCACCGATAGCTTCTATCAGTGGGTCAGCTAACTCTGCAGGTGCATCAGCAAA